GAATCTGAATTCAAAGGAGCTCTACCTGTCTACAAGGGCAACGCTATACCCAAAGGAGTAAATCAAGCAATACAACTCACTCCTGAAGGAAGTAATCTTGTAGAATATAATGCAACAGCAGAGCTAAGAGAGTTCACAATCGCTGTAAGGTTTGTATTTAATGAGGCTAATGTTAATGAAACTGCATTAGACCATATATTAAGGCAAGTTTCAAGAATAGAAGCATTAATACATGACAATGTAGCAATGACCCTGTCAGATAGTTCAAATTTGTTTAACTGCAGATTTGAATCTACAGATTTAAATACAGAAGAAGACGAAGGCATTTATGTTGTTTTATGGGACTTTAAATGTCAGCATTTAGGAAATGTAGGTTAAGGAGATATAATGAAAATAAAACTTAAAAACGGAGTAGTTTTACCTAACAATTGGAAATCGTGTGGATGCACTATCGATGATTGGAAAGACTTAAATTCAGGCAAGTCGATAGAGGTTAGTGCTGTTCCAGATTTAATTAAAGATAGTGTTGATGTTGTAGAATCAGCATCAAAAACAAAAGATAAAAAAGGAGATAAATAATGGCATCAGTAGGACACGCTTTTTCTCCGAAGGAATTTCAAGTATTTATTGCATCAGATTCAACAAATGCAGGGGCTACAGGTATATCTGCTAGTGCAATGTTTCAATTAGATGTTGATTCTGTTGGCTTTCCTTCGTTGAATGTAAACCAGGCTTTAGAGGTAAGAAGTGGGGTTGGAGCAACATTAAAAGATGAAGATTTTTTTCAAGATAATAAAATAAGAGTAGTTGAATTATCTTTAGCAGGAACACTACATGATGATGTAGGTCATAGATTGCTTTTAGCTAATATTTGTGGAGCAGCTCAGGCTGATGATACAAATCAAACTATTGCATCAGGTCATAAGATTGTAGGACAAAAATATGGAGCTGCTGTTACTAACAACGCTTCATCACTTACAGTAGTAGTAAAATCATCTGATCATACTAATCAAAGAAGTTTAGAAATGCCAGGATGTGTTGTTACAAACTTTTCAATATCAGCAGATTCAGGAACAGAGGGTGGAAGATATAAATTTTCTGCAACTCTACAATCAGGAAAGACTCCTGACTTAAACGAATCAACAGTAGCAGCAGGTAACACTCCATATGCTAATAATACAGATACAACCCTGCAAGCTGCAAGTGGATTTAAAGTTATGGGAATAGATGTAGTTTTAAATAGTTTTACAACTACTATTGACTATCCTGCTGTATTTACAGGAGTAACAGGTACAGGATATGAAGTGGTAAGTAGAGGAGCTGAGTGTTCAGTAACACATGATTGTCAAATTAAATATGATGGCGAAACTAAAACTTTACCTAGTACTTTTGATACTCAAACTACTGTAAAAGCTGAAGAAACATTTATTATAACTAATAATGGTAAATTTGGAATAGATACAGCAAACGGAGTATTAACTAATGTTGCTTTCTCTGAAGGCGATATTATGATGCTTGATGTTTCAATAAAAGCTGTTGATGATGGAACAGATGAACTATTAATAGTTGATTTAAGTGATTAATAAATAAACTAAGAAGGGGCAAGTAGTATGAAATTTAAATTAGAATCAGGCAAAGAGATTGAATTAAAAAACTTATCTGTAGACGAAAGAGATGAGCTTATGGATTCTGTTTCTTATGATACAGACGGTAAAGAGATCAAAGTAAAAATGATGCACTCTACCATGACTAAATTTATAAGAACAGGCGTTAAGGGCAAGGTTACAGATGAGTTTTTATTAGGATTAACATTTGCAGAAAAGACAGAGATTTTTACTAAGATTCAAAATGAGTGTATGAACTTGGGGGAAGACAAAGCCTCCAAGTAGCATTTAGTGTTCTAAATGAGGGCTGTGGAGGCTGTCAATACGAACAGTATCCCTATAAGGCAAAACTACCCATAAGAATAAATGGTAAGTTTCCTACTTGGGAATTTAAATCTAACGAAGATGTTTGGAAAGTTGTAGATTTAATTATCCAAGAAACTGAAGAAGTTAATTTTAAAGAAGGTAAGAATTTTGACATATCTGAAGCAGTTTACCACCAACTACCTTTCTTTGCCTGCAGAAATATACTTTTTGATAAAGATATACAGAAAGACTTAGAAAGGTATATATACTGCGAAAAATTTAACGTACCTCCCTATAAAGGGGATTATGGCGATCAACCATGTCTATGGGTACAAAAATCATCTCTTATAAGAAAGTATTTAGCTAAACTAGAATCTAAGCAAATAAGTAAGGCAAGGCAAAATGGCTCAAGAAAGAATTGAAATAAAATTTACCCCTAAAGGGCATCCTGCCTTAATAAAAGCTGTAAAAGAACTTAATAATGCTACAACAAGACTTAATGGTCAATTAGGAAGGCTAGGCAAGGTTAATGTAAATGTTGCGAAGACTCAAGACCTTGTAACTCAAAGAGTTAATGCTAACACCGTAGCAGTAAATGCAAATTCTACAGCGTTTACTAAACTCCAATCCACTATAGCAGTATACAGAAATAAAATGCTTTTAGCAGGTTTTGCTACAGCTATGCTTGTAAGACCTATGATAGATGTTGTATCTCAAGCAGGTAGATTTGAAGATTTAGAAAGAGGCTTTGATGGGCTTGCTCGATCAATAGAATCAACCCCTGAATTTTTAAATAAACTTAGGGAGGCAACAGATGGTACTGTAGATGATATGGACTTAATGCAGCAAGCAAATAATGCTATGATGCTTGGAATTGTTCAGTCTGAAGATGAGATGGCAAAACTATTTGATACTGCACAAAGACTAGGTAAAGCATTAGGTAGAGATACTGTAAGTTCTATTGAATCGCTTGTTACTGGTATGGGTCGTCAATCAAGGCTCATGCTTGATAACCTTGGTATTATTGTAAAGTCTGAAGAAGCCTATAAGAAATTTGCTACAGCAAATAATACAACAGCATCAGCATTAACTGACTCTCAAAAGAAAATAGCTTTCAATATGGAAGCAATGGATCAAGCAGCTTCAATAGTTGAAAAACTTGGAATAGAACATTTAAGCACCACAGATCACATTGCTGCCCTACAAGTAGGAACTGCTAGGCTAGGTAGAGAACTTGGTTTTATTTTAGCACCTGTAGTAATTGCTATGTCTCGTGGTATGAGTGAACTTGCATCCGTCATTGAGAATAATAGAACACTATTTAAGGCATTTATAATAACTATAAGTGCTCTATCAGTAGGGTTTGTAGCACTTAAAATAGCAACTTCGCAGGCTTTAAAAATGCTTATAACTAAAACTGTAGCAATAGCTGTTTTTTCGGGTGCGACTGTAACTGCTACAGGGACTACAATTTCTTTTACTGGTGCTATAAAAGGTCTTACTGCAGCAATGTTGAAAAATCCTTATATTGCTGCTGCTGCAGGCGTAGTGGCTCTAACAGGAGCAGTTTTTGCATATTTAAAAACAACTGAAGATGTAGATAAAAAACAAGAAGAATTTAATAATACTGTCATAGAAGCTAATAACATTAATCCGAATTATGAGCAGTCTGTCAAAGATAATATAAATGCCTTAAAACAAGAGCTTGACTTATTAAATGCTGACAATGATTTACAGAGAATGGCAATCAAACTTAAAAGAGATTTAACTAAAGCAAATGATGGATTGCATCAATCTGAAATAGATTTATTTAATCAGCTACAAGCCAGAAAAAAAGAATTAGAAGAAATTAAAAGATTAGAAAAAGAAGAATTAGATAGAAAGAAAAAAATTCAAGATATTATCGAAGAAGCTGCTATGTTTGGAAAAGATACTACTCTTATTGCATTGCAAGACAAGAAAAGTTTAATTGAAGCAGAAATACAGCACGCTGAAGCAATAATGCACAGAGCAATGATAGAAGGCATATCTAACGGAGAAATGGATATGATGGGGGCTCAACTTGATAAGTTAAAACAAACTTATATAAACATTGACGATGAAATAGCAAGGTATATTGAAAAAAATAGAGAAAAAACTGATGAAGAAAAAAAATCAGAAGCTGCACAAAAAACATTAACTAGTGCTTATGAGGGAACACTTAAAGCACAAAGAGATTTACTACAATCTGAAATAGATCTTATTGAAAAAACAGCAGACTTATCAGACCCTAATGTTCAAATAGGTTTAAAACAAATGAAAAGCAATTTAAAGGACATTGACAAACAAATTAAAGAAGAATCAAATCCTTTATTTACTATTTATAAACAAAACTTAAAAGATGCTTTTGTAAATAGTAACGACAGAATATTAGAACGTAATAAAGCTACTTTAAATAATATCAGAAAAATGCCTCAAGCAATGAAAGACAATATCCCTCATTTTGAAGCATCATTTGCAGCGTTAGAAGCAGAATTTCAGGCTTTTGCAGACAGAATAGCAGATGAAGAATTACAAGATAAATTAAAAAACATCACAGGATTTTTACCTGAAAATACAGCAGAAACATTAGAAACCTTATCAGGATTTTTAGACGAACAGATTCAATTAGTTCAGGCTTCAGCAGAAGCAAGAATGAAAGTATTTGATGATGAGGCAAATGCAGAAATAGCAGCTAAAAAGAAATCAAGAGGTTTTAATAGATTAAGTGCCAAGCAACAAGAAGATGAACTTGCAAAGATTAGAGAAGATGCAGAAAAGAAAAAGAAAAAAGAAAGAGATAAAGCCAATAAGGCAATGGCTATACAATTTAGATTAAATCAAATGTTAGCAGTAAATGAAACTCTTATGAACACAAGTAGAGGTGCAATGCTTGCTATTGGGCAAACAGGAATATTTGGATTTAGTCAGGCTGCAATTATAAAGGCAATGGGTGCTGTAGAAATTGCAACTATATTGGCTCAAAAACCACCTAAAATGGCACAAGGTGGACTTGTTGGAGGAAGAAGGCACTCTCAAGGGGGAACACTTATAGAAGCAGAACAGGGCGAATTTGTTATGAATAGAAATGCTGTAGATGCTATTGGAGTTGAAAACCTAAATAGAATGAACATGGGTGGCGGTGCTCCTGTCAGCATATCTTTCTCAGGTAATGTTATGTCAGATGATTTTATAGAGAATGAAGCCATTCCAAAAATCAAAGAAGCTGTCCGTAGAGGTTCTGATATAGGAGTGAGTTAATGATTTCATTACCTCCTAAGATTGAAAGAGATATACAGGGTAAGCAAACCTCTTTAGTTCCTTTGATTGTTATAGCCCCTGAATCCGATGATCCTATATACATATCTACAAATAGAGGTGTATTTGGTGGTCAATATTATGAAGACAGAAATCTTAAAGTAGGTTCAATAAAGGAATCTGTAAATTTAGAACAAAGCAAGTTTAAAATAAATAGCGTTAGTTTAACTTTATCAAATTTCCCTGTATCAGAAAAAAGATTTAGCGATTTCGTATTTGAAAGAGGATTGTTAAATGCCTCAGTAGACATATATTACAAATCTCAATCTTGCCAAACATTAGAAGATTGTGTTTTGATTTATAGAGGTAATATAAAAAGATTTACCCATAGTGATAAAACTTGTAATATTCAGATTGAAGATAAAACTGAGGATAAATTAAACCAAGAGTTGCCTAAAGCAAATACTGGATATAGAAAAGATGTATACAGTAAAGACTATTTAAACACACCTATACCAATGCTTTATGGTAGGGTGGATAAAGCACCTGCGATACCATTTATAGAACAAGAATCAATCAGTTCAAATTCTAAAATTATAGTTGCTTGCGATGACACTTTAGGTTCTGACCCAAGAATAGTATTAGGTAATTTTTTTAACGATGATGCTACTCAGCCATTTTTAGATGAAAATCCAAATCCATTGTTTATATATAAAGATGATTACTTTCAAGTTTTACAGAATTACAATTTTGATGTTATAACAGATGATACAGAAAATTGGTCGTGGATGGAATATGATCAATATTCATTGGTAAGTAGATATTATATAGAGATATTAAAAAAATATGAAAATCTTACTCCTAAAAATCCACCATCAAATAATGAATTACAGGCTGTAAAATTAAGATTTCCAAATAACTTTTTATCATTACCAAACCCTACTGATGGAGATACGGAGTGGGCTGATTCTGATAATTTTGGCGTTAGTTATGAAGAACCTGTAATTAAGTCGCCTGAATTTGCTTATGATAATCCTTTTTTTAGTGAATCTGTATCTAATCAGTATGTTATAAATCCAATAGATTACAAAGAATCTTCTGCAAAAGTGCCTGACACGACTTTAACAATAGAAGATACAACTGATTTTATACTACAAGACTTTGAGCCTGGTAATCCTGGACATGGTATTATGAACGACCAAGACCCTGGAGGTTCAAATATTAGAAGTCAATATGAAGTTATGTCTTTCTTGCAAAGATATGCACATAAAAATAATGATATAGACAATCCTAGAATACAGTTTATTAGATTGCCATCAGGAAATGCAATTCAAGAAAGGTTAAATGTTAAATTAAGGGAGTTATATGAAAATCAAACAGGCTTAACTATTTTAGGAGAACCTGAAATGATTGTCAATAATGCTAATATAAGGATTGATGCTGCAGCTTCTTTAAATAAAGACTTTTATTTAAATTGGGCTCAAGCTCAACCTTTTGACAATATAAATTGGTTTGCAGATAATTATACAGTAGATGTAGGGTTTGCTGCTTTTGCACAAACTGTAGCTGCAGGAGATGGCTCAATGTGGAGTGAAAGGTCTATCAATGACCCAAGATCTTTTTATTACCTTCATAACGATGGCTCTGCACAAGGAAGGACAGATGCTATAAATTTTCCAAACTTATTTATAAGATTTGAATTATCAACAGGCACTTTAACAGGAAATACAGGCAGTATGTCAAGTCCTGCATCTATATTTAACACTTCCTATGTATCTACAAGTTTAGAGAACGGTAATATAGCAAATTATAATGACCCTTCTGTTGGAATATATTTTGATTTGATTGAAATAGGTAGTGGTAGACCATCTTTATTTACAGAAGATGAACTTGCTTTGTATACACCATTAGAACTTACATATAAAGCAAGACTAGGAACTGGTAATCGTTCTCAGATTACCAAGTATGACTGTGCTTGGAATGGTACTCCTTATAACAATACAGATACTATCATTAGTAATTATGGAACTGGTTCTCCATACTTTGGATATTATACATCAGCAGATTGGACTTCTACTACATATGTACAAACACAATCATACATATTACCTAGTGCTTCTCTTGGTGCAAATTCAGGATGGTGTATGTGGGTTCGTCAAGACATACAAAATGGAGAAATTGGAAGTAATTCAGGCTATGGAACTATAACAGATGAAAAAAATTATGAGGCTAGTAATTTAAGGATTTCTGCTAATACATTAATTCCTATGGCTACTCTATCTAAAACATATAGTAGTCATGGCTCTTATAGGGTTGGATATGGCTTTGACACTGGCGAAACATTAAATCTTGATGCTGATAAAATAACAATAAATAATCCAACTGATACTTCTTCTCGTAGATATGGTGCTGTCTTTCCTTTTAATGATCAAGATATATCAGACGATATTAGAACAGATACATTTTTTTCAGGTAAAATTAAATTAATATTTGACACAGAAAATACCACCAATTCTACAGATGCTTTTTTAAGGGTTAATTTAGGAGCAATGGATGTAAAGGCTGAAACATTTGATATTGATTGGAGTGTTTTTGATGATAATTTAGATGGTTCTAGTGCTACATTAATCAATCAATCTTTATCAGAATGTATTTCAAACACTAATACATATTATGATACATTTGACCAATCCCCTGATATTACAAATGAGAACCCTAATACCTTTAATCACTATACACAATTACAAAGTATTACTGATGAATTTCATAGTGTAAATAATTATAATGCACTTGGTATGTTTTTTAGGCTTGATGGCAATGTAGATCCTGTGAATATAGCAAGATTTAACTTAGAAGTAAATTCTATTAGTATGTTGCATTATATAGTTTTTGAAGCAGCACTTGATTCTCCTATGTATATCAACTCAGAAGGAAGAATAAATCTACCTGAAGAATCTATAAATACTACTTTTAAGTATACAGGGCAAGTTATTAATAATCCTGATGATATATCTTTAATTGAAAAACCTTGCGATGTAATATATCATATAGTTGAAAAAGAATTAAATCTAATTGATTCTATTGATTTAGATAAATTAGAAGAAGCAAGAAACGAATTAATTATATTAGATTCTGCATTTAGCGTAAATGAAACTATAAAAGCAAAAGCATTAATAGAAAAAATATGTCAAAGCAGTAATATATTCGCATTATTTAAATCAACATCTGATTTATCTTTTATATCTATAAAGCAAGAGTACAGCTCTTCAGATATGACTATAAAAAGCAAAGACATAATTTCTTATTCTTTTACTAGGACACCAGTTGAAAAAGTCAATACGATTGTTAATGTAAAATATAAAAAAGATTATGCAGAAGATGAAATGCTTGAAGAAACAGGGTATTGTGATGGATATGATTTTTATGGAAATGCAGATTTAGGCTATGATGGTGGCTATAGTTACGATTATTTAGGGTTAGAAAGGGAGGATAAAGTTTTAGAATTTGAATGTGATGTTATTAGGACAAAGGGCTCTGCAATGGCATTAAGAGATTTTATATATAAATATAACTGTAATCAACACAATATTATAAAATTTAAATTACCAATACAATACTTGCAACTAGAAGTAGGAGATGTTATAGACTTTGATTCTTTAATAGCAGATGTAAGGGTTTATGGAGAGGATTATACCGTAGAAACCATAAGAAATGGACAAGTAATTTATCCATATTTTATTATAGACTCTATAAATAAAAGTCAAAGAACGATTGATGTCCAGGCTACTCAATTACATAAATTGACTCACAATTTTTCTGCACAATTAGGAAGCATAACAAGAACTGTTGATCGTTCTCAGTCTATTGGTCTTGCAAACACCGTTCAAGATTTTGATGAATTAGAGGAATTTTTATTAGATCAAAAGCGATATTATACAACGGAGCAAAAAAGAGTATCTGATATTAATAATGATGGATATATTGATAATTATGATTTAATGGGTATGCAAGACTTGATTAATGCAGGGCAGTTTAATCTTGATGTTAATGATGATGGAATGGTCAATGTTGTTGATATTGTTGCTTTAATAAATACTATTTTATCCAATGATGAATTATCTGAAGAAGTTATAGAAATATTTGATGCCAATCAGGATGGATCTGTAGATGTTATAGATGTTGTGTTAGCAGTAAATCAAATATTAGAGGATTAAAAATGAATTATAAAGTTCAAAGAAATATAAGTAAATTAATAAATTCAGTATTTAGAGCAGGTATTCCCAATGCTACGGAAGGCACTATAAGGATTAGTGATAATGCTTTAGAGTTAGATATAAATGGAGCATTTAGAAGATTAGTCTTCTCTTACAATGGTTCTATTTTTATATATAATAATTTGCCTGATGGATATTCTATAAAAACAACAAACAGCATTATATCAATAAACAATCTACTATTTAAAAAGTTAAAAAATAATAACATATTATTTGAATACGATGGTTCGCTTGAAATATCAAGAGCTGTAGCATATTCATTAAATGAAAAACCAATACAATTAAAAATAGAAGATAAAACAAAGGCAGAGCTTATTAATAATAGTAAAACAAATTTTGAGGATAATTCTTTATTGATTTTTGAAGAACCTGTAGACTTTGATGTAATAACAGTAACAAGAGGAATTGATGATGATAGTATTAAGGGATTGACTGCACATAAGCCATTACCAAGTGGATATACAGGAGATTACAACTATCATCCAAAAGAAAAAACATTTATGACAGGTAAAAAAATTACAAATCAATCTAAACCGATTGGTAAATCTGCATCATCTTTTAAATTACCTAAAAATAAGTTAAATTTAGAAAGTGTATATAAAAAAACTTTACCTAGAAGAAGTCAATCTGAAAGAAAAGTAGAGGTTGTAAATCCTGTAATACAACCTAGAGCAATACAGCAAAAAGCTAATACACAAACAAAAACAAGACAAAAAGCAAAGCCTGATGAAAAGATTAGAACTAGAGGAGGTGGTTATTAATGGCTTATCAAAATGTAGGAAGACCAAGATTTTTTATAGATAATTATCAGTATTTAAGGGCAATAGGTCTTGATACTAAAAGATATTTTAACAGAATGGCTATTTATGATCAACCTGAAGATAATCAAGAAATCCCATATACTAACTATCGTGTTCATACCCCATTTGAAAATGAAGATATATATACTTTATATGCAGATACAGCTAAGTTATCAAGTCCAGAGCTTCATAATGCAAACTCAGTAAATTTTCATATTCCATGTGGTTTTAATATAGGGGATATGGATTTTTCAGGAAATATGAAGTGGTATGGTGCAATATTGAATCATAATATTGGATATTGTATAGGTAATTTTTCAGGAATTCATTTTAATCAACAGGTGTTAGAAACTAGTTACTTTGATATTGATCCTACTACTTCTATTTTAAATTGCACACAAGGCGAAAGAATGCAAAATGGATCAAGTATTTTTTTCTCTGCCAATTTACCTAATTTTGATATGTATGATGATACTTTCTTTACAGGTTTTAGAATACATACTTTAGTATCTGATTTTAACGAGCTATATATTGGTGGAATTAGTATGGGTGTAATGTACACAATGCCACATTCTCCTGATTTAAGTGTTTCTATGGAAATAGAATTTGATGGATATGATAAAATAGAAACATTGGGAGGGTCTACCCTTACAAACATTAGGCAAACAGGTGCTCCTGTTTGGTTTAACCCAGGGCAACCTATAAGACGTTCGCAGAATCCCAACAATAATCGAGGTAGACCATTTCATAGCACTCCATTTTCTGTTGATTCTCCTAATTTTACTTTTAATCCATCAATAACAAATGATCGTAATGCTCTTTTTAATAGAAGTGAAGCAATGCACCCTTCACTTATTGAGGGTTCAAAAAGAAATGGAAGAAGAAATTGGAGTCTTAAATTTAGCCTTATTTCTGATAATGATTTATTTTCATCTAATTATATGAAAACAAATACTTTAGAAACATCATCAGAATATGAAAGCTCAGATATATTGACTGATTTTAATGAATTTGATTTTAATATGTTTACTGATGATTCTTTTATAGCTCAAGTGTGGAATAAAACTTTAGGTGGTGCATTACCATTTATATTTCAACCTGATTCAGAGAATAATAATCCTGACCAATTTTGCATCGCAGAATTTGACCAAGATTCATTAAAGGTTACACAAACTGCTTTTCGTACTTATAGTTTTTCTGTAAAAATTAGAGAGGTTTGGTAACAAGGTTAGCTAGTTTTTTTATTAACTTTTTAGGCATCAAGTATGCTTTTTTAGATTTAGTATCTCCATTGCCTATAAACTCTACTACATTACCACAAGTATTTATTAAATCTTTTAGCATAGTAGGAGTAATCCAAATATAACTATCGCCATCATAAAAAACCCAATAGTCTGCTTTTGTTACAGATAAAGCTGATGGCTTACCATCAAACTCTACTTCTATCACTAAGTTTCCTGTTTCCTGGGACTTAACATCTTTCTTAACTTCTATGCCCATATTTTTTTCAGGAATATAAATATCATACTCTTTACAATACCCTTCAATAACGTAAGACTTTGGGTACTTCTTTTTTATAATAGACAAAACTGAATACTCTACTTTCTTACCATCTTCAAGATCTTGGT